GGACCGGAGGGTTACCCTCCAGGAAGGACCCTAGAGCCTGGCTGTGGTTACTAGACCCCTTTTGGACGTGGAAAGAACGATCAATCCCTGCAGTTGGTCTGATAGCTCCAAGCGTGGTGATCGTAATGGTTGCACCGCCAACAGTGGCCCAGTCCTTTGTCACCTCGCCTCTGCAAGCCTGGCAGTCATCGCGCCATACTCCGATCTGTGTCAGGCAATCCATGACGGCCTTGTCCAGGTTGTCTCTATCTGGTTTGACGGTGTGCATTGTTGGTGCGTCAGGGCGCAACTCATGCGCATGCCTGCCTGTGCGGTAGTGCGACTTTGGTCTGGCAAACCGGATGGCAACGTCAACACGCAGCGGTCCATCCAGTGGTTGTGATGGGATGCCTGACCTTGCGGCCATGGCAATGCAGGACTTCCATCCCTCTGCTGTGCCGGCGTCGTACACGCGGGCGCAGAACGTGTTTCCCATTTTGCGTGCGAATGCGCGTGGTCGTGGCTGTGCTTTTGGATCGCCTGAAACTTCGATGATGATTTTCACTTTGACGCCTCCAACAACTTGCTCATTCTCGCGGTCAGCGCTGACCCTCGGTTTGCCGGTTCTTCTCCGGATGCAATCTCTGATGCGAACGCAACGAGTTCCTGCCTGAACGCTACTTCCCCGGCTGTCTTCCTGACCTTGGCGAGAAACCCCCTTGCTCGGTCGTTGCTCGATTCTCCCGTCATTGCCAGTGCCAGATTCACGGGGTTCACCCTTGGGTCTCCAAACTGTCGTTTAACTTCTTCCGATGATCCAAGATTCAAATCAACCGAAGCCGAATCCGATGCAGGACGACGCGCTGACGTGGCCTCTAAGTTATTAACAGGGTTGTTGGGTTTAGCTCTTCCCTTCGGTTCATTTCTATTCTCTTCCTTCCTTCCTTCCTTCCCTTCGTCGCTAGTCGGGTGACGCTCGGGTGACGTTCTGGTAGCACCCGGAAGACAGTCTTGCGGTTTCGATTCTGTAAGTTGCTCAATCCAACCAACTTGCGCAGAAGAGCAAAAAGACAGTGCTCGCTCGAAGTCTTTTGAACGCATCCATCCTGTCTTGAGAGACAGAGACGCTGGGGTGTGTGGTGTTCCGTCTGATCGCACTAGAGTGCCACGCGGGTGACATTTGGACGCCACTTGCAGGATTAAATGCCAGCAACCATAGATCACGATGCCGTCTTTTTCGGCCATGATGGTTCTGAAGCCTTCTCCGTCGTGTTTATTTGGAACTGGCACCCAACGCAGATCATCCATCTGACGCGTGCGGTTGTTCTCAAAATGGCGCGACCAGTCTCGGATGCGATATGCGATCGGTGGTGTCATTTCTCAGTGCCTTCCATGCTATAAATCTGAACAATCAGGACTACGATTCGGTGCGAACTCTCCGGTTTTTATCCGGCAATTTTCTGATTTTCCTGATTCGTGTTTGTCAAAAAAAGGGTTCGCGTTCACAATTCTCAGCAGCACATCGGCGTGGCACGGATTACCCATCCGGCACCAGCACGCGAGATTCTTCCCGCGCAGATAACCGATGTGTTTTTCGGCGTGCTTCAAGAAAGCGAACTGTGCGTCAACGCATTCATGGTCAATTGAAATTGTCAGTGCTCCGTAGCAGAGGCGCTGGAACAACTCAACGCAACGCTCGGTAGTTCCGTGCTTGCCGACGATGAACGGATTACCCCATGGTCCGGGTCTGGCCACGCTGACTGTGTTTGGTGGCATGCGCCATCCCTTGGCGCGTCGTAGTTGGATTCTGGATGGGATCACGGTTTCACCGCCTTCCACTCTTCAGGCCATTCACGCCTTGTAAAAAACAAGTCATGATCAGGATCTTGTTTGTCATAAAAAGTCACACCAACTTGCTCGCATTTGTGGGCGACGGAGTGAAGCCAAACCGGAGCAAAGGAACGCTGTCCCGGTCCAGTCTCTGGACCGCATGCAACAAATTCAATTCGACAAAAGCAATCGTCACAACGAAGCCCATACGAGACCAGCCATTTACTGACTGATTTAAACAGGTCCACCGGGCCAAGCATCGGCTCAATGCTCACCCATTTATGCTTTGCTCTGATCGATAGCAGCTTCGGTATTCTAGCGTCCGCCGTTTCCTGGTCAGTGATGCTTGTTCCAATCCAAACGTTGTCAGGAAGCGTCTCGGTGATACGTTCCGGCCACTTGGTTAGCATGAGAAAAACATGGTGCTGGCAACTTTGTATAACTGATATGACCGCCGTCCACATTTCGGGGGTGTATTCCGAAACATCTCCCATAAACTGCGTGGCGATCACGGCTGGTTTCTTGCGCAAAACAGGAGCGAATCGCTCTTCAGGATGGATAGCAGCCGGCTCCATACCAGCCTTGATCGAGCGCATCCATGCGGGAAGTTTCGGATTACCAGCGCCCATGTCGCACGCTCGCAGGTGCCAGCAGTGCTTGTTCGCGCTACCTGGCGCGTAGGACGGTTCTGCGTCCAGACCGCAGCCTGGGCACCGCATCACTATCGGATTCCAAGAAAGCACCGACGGCATTCCCTCAAGATCATAATTATTGAATTTTGTCATTTTTGTTTACCCTTCGTAGTTCTCGTCCAGTATCGCCCGCTTCTCGATTCCCGATGCCCCGCCCAAGTCGCAAAACGTGCAAAACGTCTTACCTTCCGATGTCGCAACCCGTGCCCATCGTTCGCGCACCGCGTACACCGACTTATGCGTCGCCGTGGTCCGTGCTCCATGCTGTTGTATCGCGCACGGGGGAGGCAGGTACTCGGATTGCGGATCGCTGATCACGGCATCGTGCCTTTCGCTTTCGTTCCCACCATGATCATTGGAGGTCTCGGCAATTCGACACCTATCGGCTTCCACAGGTGCAGGCAGTACGGATGCTGATTTACGTACTCAGATTTTGGCGGATGAAACTGCACCACGCAGTCTTCCTCGCCCCAGAAAATGTCGCGCACTTCGCACATTTCATCCCATGTTGGGCATCGCTTCTGCATGGAAACGGATACGTGTTCCCATCCCATACCATCAGAACAGATGACGCAGACATGCTGTCCGTTATTCAACCGGAACAAGAACGCGCCGTTGTTTCCGTCGAATAGGCATGAAGCCATTGGTCCTGTTTTGACACGGGACATTTCGGGCACTCGCATGCCTTTTGGTGGGTTAATCATGCCGCGTTTCCTTTTTTCAAAAACCATCGATTCACGAACTTGATCACCTGTTCGGGGGGACGTTGGTTCTTCGCCGCGTAGCACTGCAAAACCATGCGCTGTTTCGGTGAGTATTCAACAGCGACAAACGCGGATCCGGGGCGTTCTGACCGTCTAACGAACGCCAGCACCACCTCGCCACGGGCCATCTTGGCGGCGTGGTGACCATCGCCAAGGCAGTTGTGCAGTCGCTTTCCCTCTCGGATCAGGTCTGCCGTTCGGCGTGGCAGCGTGACCCTGTAGGCCGTCAGGCCACGCTCTAGCGCTGTGAAGCGCTTGGCAACTTCGGCAATCTGTTTGTCCTGCTCCTTGGCCTGCTCGATGTTCTTGACGCGATCCAGTTCGCGCACCTGGTCGTACACGATCTGGCTGCGATTCACGAACCGTCGCGGAAAAGTGTTTTTGGTGTCGGCAAGGTCAAGGCCCAACTTCTGGACGTTTTGCAGATATTCGCAGTATCTGTAATGGCTGCACTTGTGGCGTTTCGCGTATTCAATCGCTTTGGTTGCGTCAACTGAGCGCGGCAGCTTGTATCCGCGAAACTTCCTGCGGTCGCCAATACTGCGGTTTGCCTCTGCCATGCTGATCCCGCGCCGATAGGCCATGCGGATAATGTCCACACCGCACCGCAAGAGTTTGATTTCGTCAAGGTTGTCCAACATGAACCGCGACAGTCCTTTGTCTGCCTCCAACTGACGCACAAAACCGCCACGTGTACCCATCCAGCCGATTCCAGCCTTGCTCAAAAGCTCGGCGCGCGGGTGCTTCGCGTACACCTTCAAATAGTCAATAATTTCGCCGCAGGCTGGTGTCCATGAGCAATACCGGAAGCGCGGATGGGACAGCAGTGCATCTGGATTAATAACCTCGCAGTTGATCTTCCACTTGCAGCGTGGGGCGTATGGTTCAGTTTCCCACCGGCCGCTATATCCCCAGGAGCGATCAGGCCCAACTCCTTCTCGCGACCAATCAACCATGTAGCCGCCCATGAAACAGCAGGCAACGTCCCTGATGCTCAGAAACGGATCGTCAACGCTGGCACGAACAACCTCTTTTGCGCAGACAGCGCCGTTTCGCTTTGCTTTGCAGGCGACGGTGAAAATCTCCATATCATCGCCATCTGGAACCAGGAACTTATAGAACCGGTTTCGGTTCGGGTATCCATGTTGCATGTGCTTCTGATAGTCGTGCGTGCGGACGGCTTCAATCGCGAAACTTGGCATGAGGTTCATGCGTTCGCACCTCCGAACAGCGATTCCATCATCGACAACTGGGCAGGTGCTTCTGCGGTAGGTTCAACCGGCTTTGTAGTCGCTGCCTTCTTTGGCGCGGACCTCTTCGTCACTCCAGACGGCAAAACAACAGTAGGTTTGGCTTTTTTCGGAACCTCCGCGATATGGTCTTCCTCAAAAAAATGGACGATCCAACCAAACACCGTTGCATCATCAACGCATACGCACGGCTCACCGTTTGCCAGCTTGCGAGCCTCACCCTTGGCAAAGTCGATCGCTCCGGCCAGAGTCTTCTTACCGGCATTGATCTTCTCGGCCAGCACGTCGCTTGCATTTTCATGTAGGTACGCCAACACGCGACGTTCTGTGTCGTTTTCTGTTTTAAGTGTGATATTCATGATGCCTTTCCCGCATAAGTCCCGATAAATCCACTATGCAAATACGCCCGCACATCCGCCGCCCGTCGCCTGTTTTTGTCGGCCTGACTTTGCAACGCATCTGCGCATGCCTGTAGTTCGTCTCTGGTGGCCGATTCTGCGGACCGTATCCCTGCCTGGCCGAAGATGATGGCACCGCGCGAATACTCTCCCGCCTGCCGTATCTCGCGTGCGGACAAGCCAGATTGCTTGGCAAGATCTTCGCGCGTGATCCATTTTCCTGACATTTTCAGCCACGGAAGCACCTCGGAGCACAAACGCTCGCCTTCGACACGATCTCGGGCGTCAGCGTCGGCTTCTTTCAGGATGTCGGCTAGATCGTGCATGGGTTCACATCACAGCGGAACATGTGCGCAATTCGATCTTTTCTCGGAAGAACAGTTGATTACCGTTTGGTGCGGTCCACATGGTTGCTGGTCCAGTAGAACGCCGTTGAAACGCATGCTGGCAATTCGGACATTGGTACTGTCCAATTGGCAATGGTCCGGTGATCGTGCGTTCAGTCCACGATTCCAGACTTTTCGTCTGTCCGCATTTCGGACAACTGATGTTCATCCAGGGCATTACCAGTCTCCTTTGCTTGCAGCCTCCAATATCTTCAACTCCACAGCTTCATAGGCAGCGTTGCCAAGCGCTTGCGCAGCTGCACATTTTTCGCGCGTTTCGCCATAGGTCACAACCTCAAGAGTAGGTGGGCTTCTGCCATCCGTGCTGACGATGATGACCATGTCTTTGCAGAATTTGCGGCCGTAGTCTCGCGCTGCGGATACCTTCGGGATTGGGTTAAAGGCCATTGGTTGCTCCTGAGAATTTCCCCGCGACGTCCGCTCAATCACGAACCTGAACGCAGACGGCGCGGGTATCCGGCGTTGTTGCCGGAAGGTGGTTCAATACGGTACGTCGTCGGCAGCGGCCGCTACCGTTGTTGGAGCGACAACAGACGCAGTCGCTTCAGTAGCCTTGGCCTTACCCTTGCCGACTCGGTCTTGCAGTGTTTTCGACGCTTCGGCGTCGCCCTGCTGCTTGGATTCAGCGACCAGGGCCGGGAACTGTTCCGCCGGGGTCGTCATTCCGTCTTTGATTGCGCGCCACGTCTTGCCTAGGCGCGAAACCTCTTGCTCGCTGCAGGCCTCTGCCTTGTGACAGAGCTTTGCCTCGATTGCGACTTGCGATACCCCGACCTCTCCAAACATGGAGATCATCTTGCGGATGCGATCAGCCAGCGGTTCCGTGCTCTTTCCGGCCAGCGTTTTTTCGCACTCGGCCACCGCGGCGTCGATCACGTCACCGGGAATAATGCCGAGGATGCAGGCCCGCAGCCGGCGTGCTCCCTGGTTGGCGACCAGCTCGTATACGTCGCGCCCGTCTGTCAGCAGTTTAGATCCGCTTCGGGTATCCCGGACGTGGCGAACGTGAAAGCGTTTGATCTGCCGTGTGTTGGTCTCGAGGTCGTGGGCGTAGGACTCGACAACGCTCTCCCCTACGCCATCAGCGCCCTTGCGCTGCTCGACCTCGACGATGCCAAAGGTCAGGTTTCCCCACGCCTGCGCCGCCGCCTCAGCCAGACGGATCGACGGGGCGCAGATCTTCTGCCCACCGCGCTCATACTCATACATGCTGGCTTCAGCCAGCCCCTGGCGCTTGCAGGACTTCATTAGCCTCGAGAACGCCGCCACCTCGTCACGCGGAAACTGCTTGGCGCAAAGCATGGACGCCTTGACTTCTGCTACCGCGCGGCCCACCGCTGCGGCCAGTTCGACATTCTGAGCGCCTGCCGTCGCCACTTCCTGCGATGCTTCCGGGCGAAAAACCTGTATTTGATCGTTCATTGGTTCGTTTCCTTTTTAGTTGTGAGTGTTCCGGTGCTTTCCCGGATGTCAGCGGCGTTGCATCCGCGCCACTCGTTAACCCATGAGCTTGCGCTGGGGCAGATCACTCTGCGGTGTATATCCGGTTAATCTCCGCGCTGATCGTGCGTCCGCAGGTATGAATGCCACGGCACCACACGCAGTCATTGCTGTCGCACTGCGGCGCCGGAATCTCGCCACGCTTCATGGCATCAAAACCCGGAAGGCGGGATGCCATGATTTCCAGCTCGCGATAGAAGCGTGACAACGCCATCTCGCTACCGAATGACACGCTACATGCGTCAGGCGGATCCTGCTTGGTGAATGCAAACAGGGCAACCAGTGGATCTGTGTTGATGTTCTGGCGCACGACCTCGCGATATACGGCCATGCTGCGGAAGTATCCCCAGCGGTCGTACCACGGGACCTTGATACGCTTGCCGGTTTCCGGGTCGATCACCCAGTCTTCGTCGAAGTCGGACATGTTTTTGAGGTCGATGATCGTCTCGTTGCCTGGCGCATCAACCCAGAAGTCCAGCATGACCTTCCAAGGCAGCCCAGCGATCTTCCCGGTGAATATCTGTTGCGTCTTCCAAGTCTTCAACCCATCCGCGAGAAACGGGTCTGACTGGATGCGCTTCAGTACATTCTGATACGCCCGCATGTCGGCGTTGTCGCGGGTACTGCCCTTCTTGTCGAAAAAGAACGAGTCACCGTCAGCATTGAACGATTCTGGACCGCGCATGAACTCGGCCAGCTTGTCCGGTGCCGTCAACGCCCGGTCCAGCAGGTTTCCGAATGCCAGCGCTGCGGACGGTTTTCGGCGATACTTTCCCTGTAGACCGGCGACGGCTCGGGCAGGGCAAGACAGGAACTCTTTATACTGGCTGTTGCTCCAGTAGGCCGCGTTTGATTCGGAGCTGTGGTAGTTTTCGGTTGTCAGTGTCATGCCTTAACCTGGCCCTTCTCGACGACGAACGCGCCAATGTCAGCGGGGATGTTTGCCGGCCGCTCGCCAACCACAGAACAGAAGATCGTGGAACGGCGCGACCGCGCGCGTTCAACCAGCGTCATCACTGATTTTCCGAGGGATTCCCCTCGGTCCACCAGCGAGATGCTGAATCCATCGGGGTACTTGCCCTTGAGGTACTCGGTAAGCTGCATCTGCTGGCTATCCGAGAGCATCGCGCTGGCTGTTCCGTCAAACCGGAAGTCACCACCATCTAGGAATTCCAGCGTTGGGATTCCAGACTCCGCGCCGATGCGGGCCAGTTTTGCCACCTTGTCGTCCTTGAGTTGCGCCTGTTTGCGCTCCAGATCAATCAGGTGGGATTCGTCCGCTGCCTTCTCCTTGGCTTTGGCGCAGTCGCGCAGGTACTGCTTGTGCTGCTCGTTGATCGCACCGGCCCGCTGGATGCGTTGGTCAATAGCGGCTACATCCGGCATGGCGTTGCGTCTCCCCTGCAATTCCGCTGTGTCCGGCTCTGCGGGTAGATCCTCGACGAGCGCTGCGGGATGGTCATCCAGCCAGCAATCTCCCTTGGCTAGGTCCGTTTCGATTGCGTCTAGTTCCGCCAGTAGTTCGGAGCGGCGCAACTTTTTGGCGTCCATGCGTTCGCCAACCATGCACCGCGCTTCATTGCGCTTCCGGGCCTCGGCATTGCGCGTCTCTACCATCTGGCACTGGGCCTCGTACTCGCCTTTGATTCTGCACAGGGAGGAAAACGCCATGCATCGGTCTGCCTCGCAGGCATCCACGATGCGCTTGCGCTCGGAAATCAGCTCGGATGGGTCGGCAGGACTAACCTCTACGGGGATCACCTCTCCGTAAGTTTTGATCGTGATGCGGAGCTGGCTGGCCTCTTCTGACATCGCGCCGATCTGCGCGTCCTCTGCGCGGGTGTCCACGCCGAACAGGCGGCACAGGTAGCGCCCCTTCTCCAGCTCGGACATGTCCACAAAGTATCGGTCGTCCATCACGAATGGGTTGAGAAACCGCTTGAGCGTCTCTGCCGGGCGCGGCTGCTCGACTCCGCTGCGCTGGAAAACGAGCGGCCTGTTGGTGGTCGTGCCGTCCTTGTTCACGTACCACTCGCGCCGGATCAGCAGCGGAACTCCGTCGTCCTCGGCCTGGATCTCCACGAACGCCTCGGTCTGGCCGTGGCGCATGATGTCGGTCGGGAACTCGCCGCCGAATGCCCAGCGGATGGCGTTCAGGATCGTCGTCTTGCCCTGCTTGATATCTCCATAGAACAGGTACAGTGGCTTGTTTATCGGCATGTCAAAGTGGTCGATGATGCCGACATTGTGAATGGTTAGTTTTGTGATCTTCATCGTGATTTCCCTTGATGGCTTTCGCGCGGGTGCGGTCCGGTCAGACCAGTACCGCCTTGCGCGTTGTTTTGATCGCGACCTTGCGGACCAGGTAAACATGGTCCTCCGCGATGTCCATGCTTTCGATGGCCTTAAGAGCCGCCTCAGGGCTTTTGTATTCTTCGCCACAGACTACAGAGACGGTCTTTGCGATCTGCCATCGGGAGATTGTGGGTCCGCGCGTCTTGCGCGTGGATGCGGTTGGTATGCTGTGCTGTGATCCGTCCGGATTTGTTGTAATTGTGTTTCCCATGTTCGTTTCCTTGGGGCTATCTCTCTAGCCGGCCACGCATTGTTATCGCCCGCGTTCGCGTCGTGCTATTCGTCGATGATTTCCTGCAGCGCCTCGCGCTGCGCGTCCGTGATAGTCCCACGGTCGTCATACTGCAGACGCACGCTGGCGATAAAGTCGTTACCGGGTTTGGCGGATTCGGCGTCCTCGATCAGTTGCTCGTCTTCGTCCCTGTCAACGATGGACAACGTTCCCTGCGAGGACTCGTTTGGTTTCACGGGCGCTTCCCCGGCTCCCGGCGCGTCCAGGTCAATCAGGATTTCGCGGGGTTCCTCTCCCTTGGTCGGTCCGACAACGCCGCGCTCCTGTAAAATTTCCATGATCGCCACGGCGACTGTAGCGTTGATGTTCATGCGGCGCTGCATCGCGCTCAAAGACGCGCGCTTGGTGGACCGGAACACGGCCACGGCCTGCATGACCATTTCCTCGGTGATACCGGCGCGGACTTCCGCCTCTGCCTGGCGCTCGGCTTTGTCGCGCAGGTCCAGTTCCATTTGCGCTTCGCTGTCCGTCATGTCGCGGGTGCGGACAATCTCCCCATTGTCGCAACGGCGTTCGACGATCTTCCGAGTCTGATAATCGAACACGCGCTCGCACTGGATTTCGCGCGTTTCGTTCTTGGCGCGAATCTTCGTAGCCAGCAAGGCACCCTCTGATTCCAGCTTGGTCAGGCGGGCCTTGTACTCACTCTTGATGCCATCCAGCGCAGACTCTTCCTCGGAGTAGCTTTGACCGACCTCGGCCATGCGGTCTCCCAGATCCAGCAACTCGCGGTCAGTCAGCTTGCACGGAAGGTTTTCACGGTAGCGCACAATGCGCGGAAGGATAGGCTGCGGTTCGGCTGCCTTCAGCACGCACGCTTCGCACAACACGCGCCCATCCTGAGGCTCGTTGGTACTCGCCGTTCCGCACTTGCAGCATGGGAACGTCTCCACATTCTTATCGGGCGTCTTGCCCTTCGGTGTTTTCTTCGCCATCTCACTACTCCTTGGTTTGTTTTTGTGAAATCGGTTGTTTTTCGGGCGCTTCCCATTCGATCAGTACGCCATCGAACGGCAGGCTATAGAGCTTTTCGATACGCGCAATCAGCAGAAGTGCAGCGCCATTGAATCCGTCCATTTCCGCCAGTTCGCGCATCTGCGGTCCGGTCAGACGCATGCCATCAACGGTGATCTTGATCGGTGAGGCATATTCCGTTTTGTCGATATTGATTCGGCTGACGGTAGTGACGCGCGTGTTGATATGATCGCCATTCGTGTTGACATGCGTGGCGATGTCGCCAGGAGCAAGCATGGTGTTTCTGCGGATCGTGCTGGTCTTGCGTCCGGAAACGATCAACGGCCAAAGTTCAGACGAGTAGCGTAGGTCCTGATTCACGCTCAGCCGCCTTTCTGAAAGTCGCGATATCCGCCGAGTTCACGCTGCGGGTCCTGATTCTTGCTGGACAAATAACCAGACACGCGTCTTGCCGCCGGATAGCACAGCGCAACAAACAGATTATTCGGAAGCGCGTTTGAAGTTTTATAGAAGCGTTCAATTTCGCTTTCTGACATCACCACAATTGCTTCGCCCTCGGTTGTCGTTCCTACGCGTCTCATTTCAATTCTCCTGATTTTCTTCGGTTCGATTTTTGAGCTTCAGTTCTTCGTCTCGTTTGACCGCCCAGTTGACCAATGCCGCCAATGCGTTTCCGCAGTCTGACGCGACAAGCTCAGGGGGGTGGAGTTTGATAGCCATGGATCGTCCAAGTGAGGAAGATGCGCTTACGATATCTGTTACTTCGCGTGGCGCTTTTCAAACTCACTGTAGAGTAGCTGGCGGGCTAGTTCTGACACCGTGGTTCGGCGTTTTGCCGCCGACCTTCGAAGCCAGGTCATAAGTTCTTTTTCTGTCCGAATGTGAAGCCTGTCATCTCGTTTCATGTGCAAGAGTGTCGCACACCGTTGCACATAGTTCAACAATAAAAGTTAAACTCTGTTGAACACGATTTTACATATACCGGCGTTGAATATTGTGATACTCTGTTACACATAAACAAGGGGGCAATATGAAGACCGTGAGAAAAAAACCGATTCTTGCCGTAACGGTTGACGAGGATGTCAGGGAGTGGCTTGTTGCTTCTGCGAAGGAAGCGCGATTATCTCTGGCAGCATTCACCAACTCGGTTCTTGTTGTCGCCATGAAAAACGACAAGGCTACAAACGGAGATTCAACCTCCACAGGACGCCAACTTACCCGCACCCATCGGAGCGCACAGCGGATGCAGGCCGCATCCTGACCTTTCCGCTGTGCGCGCACGACCCCGACCGCCCATGCTGCGCGTGCGAGCATCGGCCACGTTGCGGGTATAAGGAAAGAATGCAGATCCTTTCGTTGTAGCGATAGGTTGCAAAAAAATGACCACCGATGTGAAAACAAAGGCCCCGCATTTTTTCAGAATCATTGCATCCTCAATGCTCATAATGCTGGGTAGTTGTTGCTTTTTTTCTTCTTCGGAACGTGACGGGAGGTTAATCGGAGGCGTATTATTTTTGACTGGGCTGCTTCTTGTCGCCACTGGATGCAGGCAAAAGAAAACTTATCCAAAAGTAACGGATGCGTCCCCTGGATCACCCAAATACATAAGATTTTTTCGTAAAAAACCACCTCCCGTTATCCGAATTGAAACCCCACGCGCAACGACCAATCCCGAAAGTGCCAAAGAAAAGCGTCGCACGTTCTGGGGGTTTGATCGCTGGTCAGAGCCCACGCCGGATCAATGTAGTTTTGCCAGACGACTCGGAATCAGCATCACGCCCGAGATGGGAAAATGGGAAGTGTCTGACCTGATTACGGAGGCGACGAAAAAGACCCCACGTCGTTAAATCCATGCGCTATCTGATTTACACACGCGTCAGCCCACGCGGGTCTGACTGGACCGGCGAAACGTCCTGCCAATCACAGGACGCCAATTGCCGTGCGGACCTAATGCGTCGAGATCCAGCCGCCACGTTCGACGCAGCGCCCCCAGAGGAGTTTAAGACCGGTCGCAACAACGCGCGGCCTGTTCTGCGGTCTATTATCTCAGAACTCGATACCGGACGCGCCCAGTGGGACGCACTTGCCGTATGGGATATCGACCGTCTGACCCGCAGTCAAGAGGGATACGTTGACATCCTCAAAGCCTTGAACCGCGCCGGTAAAGGGTTGGTCATCGTTCGCCAAAACCTCGACCTCGCAAGCCCAATGGGGCGCATGGTGATGGGGATCATGGTCAATATCAGCGAGTACTTCTGTCAGCAAAACGCCGACAAAACCAAGGACAAGATGCGGTGGATGGCCGAGCATGGCGCCTACGTGGTCGGTTCGACACCACGCGGGTACTTGCGCACTCCCAATGGCGGCTTAAAACCTGACCCCGCAGAAGCGCCGCGCGTAACGGAGTTGTTCCAGCGCTACGCCCGTGGCGACGGGATTACGCGTATCCGTGAGTGGTGGGGCATTCCAAAGGCAACCATGTTGAGGATGCTTCGCGCGCAGGTCTACATTGGTAAGGTTCCTTTCGAAGGAAAGTATTACGACGGCAAGCACGATAGCCTTGTGACTCCGGATCTTTGGGAAGCCGTACAATCTCGTCTGCCTTCCGGACGGTCATCACCGCGGCCGGCAACGTGTGCCTACGATTATCTGCTCTCGGGAATGGTTCGCTGCACTTGTGGACGCGCCATGTCGCCATGCAGTCAGCGCAAAGGCAAAAACCTTTGGCCGTACTATCGATGCCAGGACTCTTTGTGTCCTGACCGCAGGGAATACATCCGCGCCGACCAATTGGAGGCGTCGATTGCGCGCCAGATGGCAGACCTCTGGCGGCAGCCTGGCGTCATTGAAGCCGCCACACAGTCCGCGCGGATCCGGCTGGCTGACGGCCAGCCCGGAGCCGTAGCCGAACTAGCCGCCAAACAGGCGGAACTCGTGCCACTCGAGGAGCAGACGGCCAGCATCGTCAAAAACCTGTCGGCCGGATTGCTTTCTCCCGCGGCGGCTCGTCTGGCGAATCATGCGGCCGAAGATCTTGCCCAAAAGGCAGACACCCTACGATCAGAAATTGAAGGATTGCGGGCTGTCGTAGATCGTGAGATTGCGGAGCGCCTGGCGGTCGACCAGATGGGATCGTATTTTTCAAAGATGGCGACGGCCGTTGAGAATGGGGCAGGGGATCGAGTGGAGTTACGTCGGGTTATCCGGGCATTCGTGCTGTCTGTAAACCGTCAGCCAGACGGCGGGTTTCGAGCCCGGTATCCGGTATTGCCTGAAACCGTTTCGACAAGTGCCCATGACTGGCACCCCAGTCGGCTATTTGTCGAAGTGCCGGTTTTGTTGCTACCGGTTGTTGAGGGTCTTGGACTTGCGAAGCTTGGTCCAGCGGGCGTTGACGGCGGCGCGGGCGGACTCTGAGGTGACAGTGCGGGCCTTGGTGGGTCCGGTGGCCTTGCCGCCTTTCTTGCCGGCACAGGAGGGGCAGTAGCAGGTTAGCGGGGTGCCGCAATCTGGACAGGTGGGTGTCTTCATGAGTTGGCTGCAATGATGCCAGCGCGGCGGCGTTTGGTCAATCTTGGATGGAAGGCGACCTGCTCATATGCTTTGGCGCTGGCTGTAGCTCGATCCAGGCCGGCGGCAATCAACACTTCCATGATTCGGTGGTGATCCCGAAGGCGTGCGGCGATCCGGGCGTGCGTTCCCTTGCGGCAGCATTTCATCGGCTGGCTCCTGATGGTTGGTGGATACGACAGGCAGACAACATACGCCAAGCATGCTTGACGTATCAAGGGGAAAGGTTCAGGATAGAAATCATTAGGAGAACTTGAGGGCTGCAAGAATATGGCTACGGCTGAATTTGTCACTCAGGCTGAATCCTGATAATTTCAAGCGTCTTTGGACAACGGTTCTAAAAACAAAGGGGTAAAATTATGCGCTTCCTCATTTCTTGCGTTCTGTTCATGGGGCTGGCTTCTGTGGCATGGTCCGCTGAAACAGTCCGGCTGCCCGCCAAGTATGCCAAAATAACGTGGACAGAAAACACGCTCACCGGAAACACAACGGATCAGAAGCAACACGACTACCTTGACACGTTGGCGGTTAAAATCGAAAGGGTGAAAAAGGCTGACGACAGCCTGATTGTGTTCTCATGGCAGCCGGTGAGGTCTGAACAAGAGCAGGGGGTTAAGTTGCAGTCGGTTGAAATGGCTTCATGCCAATTGACGAACCTGACGGCTGCGATTCAGGTTGTGCGAAAGGCAATGAATTCCGCACCAGCAAAAACGCGGGAGGAATCCGAAGTGTTTAGCATTGACCAGATTGCGTTGAAGCTGATCAACGATAAGCCTAAGGCGACGTGTGAGTTGACCATTGGAGAAACCGTGTTCGTCCTTCAACAGCAGCACGCGGAAAAGCTGCTTGAAGTCTTGAAGCGCGTCAAATGAATCACGGGCGAAGGATTAGAACGCCCAAGCATCCCGCGGGGGCGTTGGTCAGTCCCAGCGACGCGGCCGGCATGGAAAGCGTCAGCAGTCCGTTGGTAACGGCGGTCTGGTAAGCGACCCGGTTGGTGGTGGCGCCGGTGATGACTATGACCGTGCTGGGGTTGAACATCAGGCGCACGGGTGGCGTGTTGGTGGGCTGCGCGGCGGCGATCCCGGCGGCGAGAAGGGCAAGAATGGCGATACGTTTCATGGTCTACCTCACGGGGGTGTGCTTGGTGTAGTCGGTCAGGGATTCAAGCTGGACACGAAAAGTGAATAGCGGAACAGCGGATCCTTGCGTATAGGGTAGGTTTCTCGCGCTGTTGGAATATGCGCCTACGTCTGGATAATACGGAGCATAGCCGTGGTAGTAGTATTTGAACTGCGTAGACGGCCCGTTTGTGGACGCGATAGACTCTATGTCGAGCTGCGTTTTTGCGATCACATCATCAACGGTGTTGTACATCGCAGCAATCGCGGACGGGAAAAGCGTGTTCGTGGAGAAATCCATAAATGCCAATCCCGCACCGGGCAGAACACCGACGTTTGTCGTAGCGATCACTGCCCCGTTTTTCGCCATGTCGAGATACGGTTGCGGAGGGTCTTTCTGTGATATTGACCAGGCGCTCCCGTTGTTGGTTAGGCACAAGGCAATATTTGTAAGAGAGAAACATGTTGTGTTCGTGAATAAAGATGATGCCCCTTGAATCCATGTGTGGCAGTGAACGTACCCAGAATACCTCCGTGGGTCGCTAAAGGGAATATACGTATCAGCAAACCAAGATCCGTTCATTTCAACCGCCGGAGCGCCATGCCCGGCGTTAATGGCATAAGCAAGACTGTAATCAAGATACCCTTGAAAAATGAAAACAGGCGAGAGCTTTCCCAGGTTGGCGACCGTCACAAAATTAGAGCATCCGCCATGATCGGTCGGCAGAGTCCCGTCACCGGAGAAAACAGACACGAGCGTAACGTCCCATGTAGTGTAATCCGCTGAAAGTGACTGCTGTGATTCCTGCCATTGCATCAACGACAGCGCTCGCGCCATGTCGTTGTAGGCGTTGATTGACCATAATAACGCCTTGTTGTCACGCTCGAAGGCAAAGAGCTTTCCGGCGTTCACGTCCACCGTATTCGTTGACCGCGTCACCAAGTTTGTCCACCAATCGGGGTCAGAGTCTAGATGCCTTGTCGGGAAGTTTGTTATGAACCCCGGATCGGATCCGGTTGCCATGTATGAATCAGGAGGCAGAACCCAATGACCAAACCCGGATGACAATGCGCTCCTAATTTGGGCTGGATACTGATACGTCGCATTCGGGAATACGCCGACTGTGTTTGTGTCCACATGCTCCGGGCCGTTCGTGACGTAGGAATAAACGGCGGCGTTCGTATAAATAACGGTTTCGGCGTGTATTGAAGGCCCGGAGGTTACGCCTGAATCACCATACGGGAGCAAGGTCCATGGAGACGTTCCGTCGGCATACCAATAATAAATTCCGGGCGAAGGGATTGACGGGGTGTAGGAGCAGTATCCGTATGCCGAGTTCCAATCCCATTCATCAGTATAAAAATCCCCGCTGTACGATGATCCTACGATGTAAGAATCGGATGGGTAGTCAGCATGCAAAACAGATCCAGCCGGAACGACAAGATTTGATGTGTTTCCGGAAATGATCTGCGAGACGTTTGCCGGGTAAGTGGACGTGAACTGCGTATTGGTTCTGCCTTGCGCATAATGCCGCTCAAGGATGGAGTGCATGATAACGGCTTCATCCTGCGGGTGAGGAGCTGGATAAGACGTCGATGCTCGTTGCCACCAAAGCAGGCCACCAGACACCGCCAGGATGCTGACAACTTTTGCGACTGTATTTCCGATTGTTTTGTAATCGCACATGGTCAAGCCGTCGCCGGAACAAACATTTCAAGAGGTACTATTCCGCATTGCTGGTAGTCGTTTAGCGAGATAACGCCACCCGCAACATCAAATATTGCCACCACTCCGGATGCGTAAGTTCCGTCCCAAGATGGCGGATCGTCTACTTGCGCAGTGGTCATTATTTCCAAGCCAGAATCTACGGACCATCGCCAGCAAACACGCTGGGCTGGCCCATCGGCTAGAGTTACAGCAGTAGTATCGGCTTTGTAAACGGGAAGGGTGAATCTGCGCGCTTTGCCTTTGTACACGGTGAGCACGTTGTCGCTGGCCAATATCCCGAAGGTGTAGTTTGATCCGAATGGGTAGCTGCTTCCGTACCCGACTGGTGACATGGTTCCGGGGGCAGGGGTGATGTCTGACGTTCCGTCGACAATGACCTTCCAGGGGGTTCCGTCTGTGGGCTTGTCGATCCTGCAGCCCACGCCCTGGATGTCTTCCAGCGCGGCAGCAATGCGGTTCTGGTGAACGTGATCGCACACCTTCGCCACAGGATCGCCAGCCTGGAAGCGTTTTAGATAGCCACGTAAGATCATGTCACCACCGCAAACGGCGTTTCGACGCGGTCACAGATTTCGCAAAAATACCCATCGGCCTCGTTGGCGCGCTTGACGTTGGTGGCTCCACGAATCGTCCCCGATGGAATGTTGGCCTTCATGTAGGTCTGGCAGGCTTCGGCAGAGAGTTTCGTCAAACCAACGTACCGATAGTGAGATTCGGTGAGTTGACTTTGCTGCACCTTTGGCGAACCGGCACCGTTCAAATTTAGAAACGTGGTGATGCGGTTGACGAGCTGGGTTTCTTCGTCGATGATCAGGCAAGCTGCAGCGTCTGCCGGAACGAAGGGGATAGCGTCCCATGTGTTGATCCAGCCCATGAATTCCTCACTTTGCCTGTAGGTTGGCTGCCAAATCCTTGCGAATCTGATCCAGGTCGGTGACCATCTTAACGGTGTTTTTACCGAGCTCTCCGAGTATACCATCGGCTTTTGCCTGTGCCGCGCGTGCGGCGTCCATGGCAAGCTGAGCGTTTGCTTTTTCGTTCGCGCGCGCAAGAATCTGCCGCTCTCGGGGTGTCATGCCAACATGTGCAGCCTGGCGTTTGCGCAGTTCGTCTACCTGCTTTTCATCGATCTTGATCTGTTTCAGGCGTTGTTTCTGGATCCGCAAGCCCTTTTCAGACCCGATGGCAATTTCTTCTTCATCGGTCAGTTTCCCACCGCGAAGCTGTTTGTCAAAGATACCGGCCTTGGCGGCAAACCCTCTCGCCTGATCAAGTTGCCCCTGTGCTTCTGCGGCTGCACCTTTGCCCTCATTCTTGATGTCAACGGCCCTGTTCTGTTCTTCGTGCAGGGCGTGCAGGTTGGTAAGATTCTTGCCTTCGGTGATTTGCTTTTGTTCGTTTATGGCCAGCTTCTCAACCGTCTCGTTGCGCTGTTTCTGGGTAGCGTTAAAACTCTTAATTGCTTCGGCTTGATCCGTTTTTGCCCGAACAAGCGCAGCATTCGCGTCATCGGTAAGCATCTTTTGCGCAGCGGGATCCAGCTTATGAAATGCGGCGCCGCCACTCCCTCCGGACATTTTGTCCAGCGTAGCGTTGGCCTTTTCTATGGCAAGAGTGGCGGTCCCGGCCATGCCCTCGTATTTCTTAGCAAGAGTGTCTTGCTCGGCCTGGACTTTGATCGTGGCTTCGGCCTCCTCTTTCAAAAGATTAATCTTTTTTTCCTGCGCCGCAATGGCCTCTTCTTGTGCGTGCAGGCGCGCTTGCTCATCCCCGCCGCCTTCCATCCTTCCGCGCGCGCCCTCTCCCTTGTCGAACGTGCTGCGTGTCTCTGAAATGGTCTTTTCGTCGACCTGAGACGCTTCCCGGACCTTGTTGCGAAACTCGATTTCTGCCTTGGCGCTTTCGGCCATGGCGGCCATGTGTTCCTTTTTCCACTCGTTGATGCGCCGGATGACGTGCTCAATGAGGTGTGCCATTTCCAGCCAGACGTTGAGGCTGGCGAGACCGCGCAAGGCCCCCAACTGACCGCCAAACCCCTTGGCGTCGTTAGCGGCGTCTCGAAAAACCTCTTTAGCAAGGTTTCGCGCACGAATGATCAGGGTAATGGTTCCAGATTCACCCACGGTTTCTGATCTCCTGACAGAGCCGCAAAACTGCGGCGTTGGCATCCAAGTAGGCTGTTTTGGTCAAGGCCGTGGTGTCCCCGCCACTTTCGGACACCTTATTGCGGTACCACTTCTTTTGCACGGAAAGGCAGTAGCTCAGTGTTTCTGTGAGCCAGCGATCGCGGGATTGATGCGTGGCGAGCTCAAGATCTGTCAGCAACCATTCGTAATCGCATCCGTCGTGGTCGACATCGTCCGATACCTTGGCGTCGCCTTCGGACGCGCGCAACAGCCGGTCCATGACTCCGTCAATCTCGGACTTGGTGCAGGGCAGGCTTTTCCACCAGGCAGACACAGCTTTGCGGGCTCGGCCCTCGTACAACAGATCCCCGGTGAACGCGTAGGGCTCTCGGGCCTTGTGCATGGAAAAGGACATGGCGCGGAAAAGGCCGGCGTCGCTGAACCTCCACCAGCAACAGGCGCAGTTTTCGAACCAGGTCAGGCTTTGAATCGTTGGTTCATGAAACCAGACGCCCGAGACGCAGATTGCCGCCGGGGCCTCGATGGCGCCAAGCTCCGCGCGCGGGTTTTCGACGCGCAAACCGAGCGCGTTGAGGCGGATGATATCGACCGGCGTCAGGGTCTTTCCTTCGCCCTGTAGCCGGTCGATCACGCCAAGCGCGTATTTGCTGACGGTCGCGGACATAACGGATTCCTGCGCCTGTTGCTTACGCCGCGCGCACGCCGAAGCTGGTAATGGCGAACGATCCGGACGCGTAGTCCGTCTGGCTTTCGTCCATGGTCGGCAGACTGGACACGAAGTATCCAGTCGGGGCCGTGACAGTTGGTGCGGCGTTCGCAATAATGGTCAACACGTAGTCAACCTTCTGTTCGTACTTCGTACCATAGATGCTGGCGGCCAGCATGACGCCGGCGTGATCCTTGGCGTAAGCGACCTGCGCCGTAGCGGACCAGTCGGACTTGGTCATATCACCGCTTGTCTCGGAAATGGGAGCGGTCGTGAATGCCAGATTTTGGGCGGCGAAACTCCCGGCAATGGAGATTGCGGGTAGCGGCAGCTTGGCGTATGCGACCGAATCGTCATAGGTGGAAGGCACCTGCATGCCTTTTAGTGTCAACTGCGGAAGCTCAGACCCATTCGCCGTGGCAACGGATACCTCCGTCAGGATGTAATTCACGCTGTTGAACGTATACATCTTGCCCAGCGACAGGGCCGACAGCACATAGGTACCGATCACAGAATAAACGCACTGCGGGTCGCTGCGCTGGTTGTAGACGTTTTTCGCGATAACATCTCCGCGACGGTTGGATGCCGTGGCTTCGTCCTGCGACGGATTCAGGCTGCTTGATTTTAGTTCAAGCAAGAGGTTGTTTCCCGTGATCGCGACAAGCCCGAAATAATCAATCTGTGTACCTTGCATGGCCGTGCTCCTATGGTTCGATTACGGCACCGTATGTGCCATTGATGACGATGAAAGCCCCGCGGTTATCCAATCCACGAGAGCCGCCTGTGATTAGAAATTCAGTGGTGCGCAAGGTCGTTTGGTCTGTCGGCGCCAGACCTTCGAGCGCCGGGCGCACCAAAGCGTAAAGCTTCATTAGTTGCGTGCCCTTTTCGTCTTCGTTTGGGTGCGTGGCAATCAAGATCGTCATGTGCAGTGTGCGTGTTTTGGAGCGCACGCCGGATGGAGTACACACAGCCGCGTTGACGCTGATGAATGGCGCGACCTGCTCGAGGTTCACTTTGACGGCGGGGGCCAGATCCCAGTACGAGTAAACCAGCACTTTCGGGAATATGGTCGCAAGCGCGGTCTTGATGGCGCTCGCAACAGCACCACAGCAAACGGCCTCGGGGATGAATGGGGTTGGGTCGCTCATTCGTCCCCCCCCGGATAATCGACGCCAAGGCGCTCATAATCGGATGTGCTACCAATGGCAGAACCGGTTAAGCGCTTCATCAGGACGGCTGTCATGGCAGCGTAGCAGCGTTTGGCGGCCGTTGACACAGCCTGGCTTCCGGACTCTTTGAACGCCATGGCGGCGTATCCTAGTCGGTTGTTGATGGTGATCATGCAATCATGCAGGCCGGTGAAACGCGTAGTGCTGACGTTCTCACGGGCGATATTTGCTGTGCGATCGCCGCCGCTGCTTCCTTTTCCAAGTAATTCTGCCTGAGCTACAACCCAAGCCCGCTGCGCCAAGCCGACACGTCCAATTTTGGCAAGACGACTGGATTCAGCTTCGCCGCGCGAACAGGCCGGACGCATGGACATAAGGCCAGACAGGCGCAATCGCCTATGGTAGGCGTTTGCGTTTTCTCCTTCGCGTTTGCTTGGGCGTCCAACGGGGTGCTGGATCATCGGAACCTTAACTCGTGGGTGATCAAGTCCCTGTTCCCAAACCTCAAGCCCCCATATTTGCCGCAGTACGCCACCGCGCATATGGTAGCGATCTGATGCAGGTCGACCATGTTCCGGTTTGTACGGCAGTGCCTTGCGCGTGGTTTGACCTTTGCGCGTGCTGGCCCGCAGCGACGTGAGCATGCGGATGGCGCCGTAGACCACACTGTCCTGAGCGGACTTTCCCAGAAGCCTTTGCCTGTCCTCAATAGCCTTCTGAACGCGGGCCATGTCACCTGGCGTGATTATGGTGCTGGCGTCAATCATGAATGCACCGCCTCTTCACGCACAAGGCCAAGGCGGCGGATGGAGTCGGACATGGTGTCAAAGTCAATCGTCATGACGCGCTGGCGGGACGCGGTTTTCTTGCTGTCGTGTTCAAGGACCTCAACCATGTCGCCGATTTCGGGTTGACGGCCGAGTTTATGCATGACATACGCCAGCGTCTGGTCGACATCTTCACGCGCAACGTTATCGCTGACGCCTTGCGTGCGGCGCTTTCGGGTGCGGACGGCGGGAACGCGGAAACCTTGAAAGCACAACGTTACCTGTGTCGCAGGAAAGCATGACGCTATCTGCGACAGGTGCCGGGACATCATTTCTGGTGTGACTTTCATGTCTGCAATGAAACAGGCGCGGCGGCCGCAAAATGACCAGCCGCGCCCTTGGATCTGAAACGAACCTTACGCAGCCACGATGCCAGCCGCACGCAGAGCAACCAGAATGGTATGGACGGCATCCTTGGTCGCCTGATCCGAGATCGCGGCAAACGTGGTGACGGTCGCGCCGCCAGTGTTGTCCGTGATCGCCGCGGAAACCTGCGGAACGCGATCTTCGCCAAGGATGAAGTCAACCGTGGTGTCGCCGGTGACCTGCACCGATACCGCCGTGCCAAGCCAGATGTTGGCTGTGGCGCTCTTGGTCGTGGTGGCGACCTGATTGGTCGCGTCCCACCAGAGATCGTTGCCGATGGCGACAACGCTGGCGTCTTTGGTGATACGGAACAGGCCCTCAATGTAAAGGGCGCCAAGCGTATTGGCCTGGATCTTGCGACCAACGATGCCGATACGACCGGTGCTGAGAACGACGACCGTGCCAGCCGCGATGTCGCTAACCGTAGAGTTGAGATACGGCATCATTTCATCGGACTGTAGGTAGGTTGCGGGTGTGGGTGTCATGTGCTGCTTTGCTCCTATGCTTTGTCAATCAATGGGTTTGCTCGCGTCGCCCCGAGGTTAAAATCCAAGGGGCGACGCAGAGTCGGTTACACGCCTGCGTTTTTGATGGCTGCCTGCGTGACCTGCTTGGACACGCCGTAGTCAAAGAAGCCGCGCATGACGATCCCGAGATCATCATTATCCGGCTGTACCTGCTGAATCGTCGGGGCAACTGCGCCACGCAGGAAACCCACGGTGATGACTGGCAGATCCTCGGGCTTGGCCGCGAGGTACCAGGCGGTGGAACTTCCCAGCGCCGTGCCGGATGAGTTCTTGAGGTTGCCAGACAGGTACGCCGATGTGGCCTGCTTGAACTTTCCGCCCCAGATGTTGCGGTTTGGCACCTGACGGTCCGTGGCCGCGCCACCGGTGTTGACCATTGTGGAGGTCATCAGTTCGGCGCTGGTGACTTCCAGCTCCGGAGGCGTCAGCAGGATGCTGGCCTCGACGCCGAGCGGGTAGCCATCGGGACCGGTCTGCTTGCGGAACGCGGTTTGCGCGGCCTTGAGACCGGGGTGACCAAGAGCCGTGCCAGCGCCGGCGAGCAAGTTCTTGTTGCCGGCGGTGAAGAACGCGGCGTCATCCAGGAAACAGGTCCAGAAGTCCACGTTCAGCTTGAGGCCAGCGCCACGCCCGAGCTTCTGCGTCATGTCACGCAGAATGCCGATCGAGTCGTTGATGATGTCCTCGCGGGTGATCGAGATCATCTTGGCCTTGGTGCCGAGCTTGTTGCTGTAGCCCTGATCTTTCAGCACGCCATGCTTGATCTTGCCGTTTGCTCCGAGATCCTCAAAGATCAGATCGGAGATGTTGGCATACGTGTTGTACTGCCGGAAGTCATTCACGCTCGGATCAATCTTGGCGATCTCGCGCCAAGTGTCTTCGCATGCGTTGAACGCCGTCATTAGGAACATGTTCATGACGTTCAGAAACACGCTGTCCAGACCATCAGACGAAAACGCCGCGCGGATGGCTTGCTTCATGTCCGAGTCGCTGCGAAGGAACGGCGAGCCGTTGTACCCGTTGCGCTGAGCAGCGAGAACGATCATTTGCTGCAGACCGATATGGCCGCGAAACTGCTTGTCGGCGGCTTCCAGCACGTTTGGCTGGAATTTCTTTTCAACGTTTTCCAGGCCGAGGGTCTGACACAACGCGGCCTGCAGGACCGTGTTGTCAACGCTCTGATCGCCTTGGATGATCACATTCACGCCGGTCGGGCGACTGGAGCGCAGAACGGTCAGTTCGGTCTTTTCGACCGTCCAGCCTTCGCGGATCGCCTGGGCTTCGACTTTGGCGTCGATGCCCGCAATGGCGCGGATGGCGGCGGTGCGCTCGACTTCTACGGCATGGGCTTCGCGCCGAGCTTGCAGTTCATCAACAACCACGACGGGCGCTGCGCCCTTTTCGGTTGCCTTGGCGACCACTTTGGGCTGTTCGCTTTCGACTACCTTCGCGGTTTCGGCTCCGGCCTTCACGCCCGAGGCCTTGGGATCGACAACGGCTTCCTGGCCGGTCGCGGTGGCACGGATGCGCTTCATGATTTCATCCCTTTCCTGATCGGATGCCGCGACGCTATCAGTATCGTCATCGGCTCCCATGGTTACAACTGAGACTTCCTGCAGTTCGCACGAGACGACGTGCGTCAGGGGTCCCGGAAATTCTTGGCCGTTCACTTCGAGAACCTCATCCTCCTGGATGTAGGCGACCTTCAGCTTGCTTGCGCCCTGCGACGCGCGCCAGGGGAAGCCGTTCTTGCTGCTCTGCACGAACTTGTCCGTGTCCGGACCCGGAACCGAGGCGATGCCCTCGACATACAGGTCGCTCTCGGTCTTGTTCACGGCTGTAGCGTTGCCGATGGGGCGCGAAGGATCGTGATCCATCAGCAGTACGAGACGTTCGGCTTTCGCGGGCAGCTTCATGCCGGCGAGGTTGACGACGACGGGGTCCTGACTCCACCACTGCCTGAACGGGACGCCGCTGTAGGCGTGGATCATCAGCCGGGGCGGGCCCTTGCCGTCTGCCGCAGCCTCAACCTTGAACGGGTCATCATTGCCAAGGCGCAAATCAACCGCAAGGTCGATTGAGGCCCGGATGCTCTGGTGACTCTTGCGTTTCATGGTTGAGGTCTCGCGGTTGGTTGACGGTGGCGAAGCAGATGGCAGATCAGTAGTTAATCTTGACGAGGAAGTACCACGTCAGGATCTGAGTACCGTTCGTCGCGCCGGTCCATGAATCTGTCAGCGTGAGCGAATCGCCAACTTTCAGCGGAGGGTAGAGCGTCAACTGTTGCAGCGCTTCATTGCTTACAACCTGCGACGTCCATGTGCCGATGTTGAACTTGGAGCCGCTAGCCGGGGTGAATGCCGCGGTGATGATGTTCGTCGGGTTGACGCCGCTGAACGGAGTTCCGCGAACCAGCGAAACGACGGGAACCATGATCGCCGTGGAATCGCCGTTCGTGATGGACGTGGTCAGGTTCGTGCCGATGTTGTTCGTGGCAACCTTGATGGAGTCCGGACGCTCCCACACGCCATAACCCAGAAAGCTTTGGGCCTGCGCGGTTGCGACGATGAACAGTGCGGCGATGGCGATGAACATGCGATTCATGACGACTCCTTTTAGCGTTTTGAAATAGTTTGCCTCTTTGATTCCCATCGTCGGCGTCTCGATGGTTCGGCGCAAGCGTGAAACAGGCAGTAAAGTCTTGCCGGTAGAACAATCTGCGTTTTTGGGTTAATTCGCGCGTGAATGTATTACCGTTTCCAAATCAATTCGATTATGCCACCCATCACACCGGCGACAGCAATGGCGATTGAAATTGTCTCCGCACGAGCCTGTTTCTTTTCCTTCTCCCGTGCCGCACGTTCTTCTGCACGCTCCTTCAGAATAGCGCTTTGGCATTCCAACAGCAGCCGCAGAGCCGTGTGGATCGGCCAGTGGGCAGAACACGCTCCGTGTGGTTTTGTTTCGCGTTTCATTTCTGAAATGCAGTCGTTTAGCTGGTTGACAAGCGTGTTGACTTCCATGGTTTGCGGTGACATGGCTATTCTTTCCGTTAGACTTTGGCGACTTCTGCCGCTGCGGCGTTGATTTCTGTTTCCCATTTGTTGACGCAAATTGTCGCCATGTCCGGATTGTCCATGCGCCAGCCATCGGCCTTGGCGCCGCGGGAGAACTGGACGCGTAGGTATCCGGCCATGCGGGGGGCGAGTGATGAGGCGAAATACTCGTGCATGCAGTCCGAGCAACCATGGAGTAGCACGTCCACAGCCCATGCAGCGGTGGTGAGCTCGCCATGCGGACCGGTTCCAAAGGCGCTTTCGTAGGCTGATGAGCCGGTTCCAAGGCTGACAAGCGAAAGCTGGCTGAGGGGCCAATCGAGGCGCTTGGCGCATGCGGCGATCAGGCACATGGACGGGTTGTTGGCCATGATCCCGGCGTCGGCGTGACCGCACCATGCGCGAAAGTAGGTCTCTGCGGCCACAGCGCGGCGGACAATCTCCCAGGCTGGTTCTGCGCCGTCCTTGGCGTCGGTGGAGTCCCAGACTTTGAGCGTGGCGTTGGCGATGTCTACGGACAGGATGAAGGTGGGGACGCGGCACTCTCCGAAGCGAAGATCGCCGAAGGCTGCCTGCAAGGCGAGATTGAGGCCGGTGTCATCGTACTGCGAGATACGCGAATTGAGCTTGCGCCAGATAGATGGGGGAGTGAAGACCTCGGGCATCCACTTTTGGAACCAGTCGGCGGATATATTTTGCTGCATGCCGAGGCCAAGAGACATGGCGAGCGCTGCGCCGATGCTGGTGCCAGCGAGGGCATCCCATTGGAAGCAGCCGGAGCGCCGGATCACCTCGGCAGGTGCCGCGCCGAAACAGCCACCGCCGTCGATGGATAGGATTTTACGCATAGGGGTATCCTTCAGCATGAAGTTAGTTTTCCGGCATTTAGCCAGCCGTGCCATGTCCACGAACCAAGACTCGGATATAACGACGGAGCATCCTCGTTCCCGTCCCACAGCCACACGCGTGAATCACACGAGGGACTTCTACTGATGGCAATTGCATCCGGGGCGCTTGTTTCGGGGTACCAGACATAGAGCGTGGTACGGGATTCATCGAAACAGAAGTCTCCGGGCTTCTCCATGCCCGTGCCAAAAGCCACCTTGCGACACTGGACGCTCTCGGTATTCACCAGCGTGCTCCCATCTCCAGCGAAACCATCTGGAAGCGGTTGCCGATCTGGAAGACGTTGCTGGTGGTATCGAAGGGAAGCATGACGCGTCCGCATGCCTGTAGAAAAACGTGATCGCTGATGGGGAGACGTAGACCGCCGCCGATGTCGGCTGCCCAGGTGGCGTAGGTGTCGTAGCGGGTGGTGCCATAGTAGTACCCGGCGCCAGCGCTGATGAAGGGCTGCAAAAGGTAACCGGATAAAGGCGAGACGATTAGATCCACGCCGGCAGAACGGCGAACGTGTGTTTGTGATTTGTCCAGAGGGCCGGTGAGAACGCCCTCGACGCCCAGCAGGCCGTAATCTGCCCCGACGTGCAGGATGCTGCCGTAATCGCTGGCACCGGCCAGCGCGCCGTGATGGGCCTCAAGCTCGATGCCTGCCGTGGCGTAGAGGCGGGGGCCAGATGATGTGGAGGCGCTTGTTGCGCTGGCGCTCACGGCGCTGCCGGGGTGATTGGTAGCCGAGTGCATCGTATTGGTGGACGGCAACATTGACAGGATGAGGAGCCGAGTATCTTCGTTGCATAGCGCGTCAGCCTGCTTTTCCAGTGCGGCGCGCTCGGTTGTGGTATGGCCGGGTTTGTCTAGCTCCTGGCGTAAGGCAGTCTCCTGGACGCGGACCTGATCGATGGCGCGCATAATTTTCTGGTCGCTGGATCCGCCAATGTCGGCTGCGATGGATGCAAAGGACGCTAGGGACAGGACCAGCGCAAGAAGGATTGAGATATTGCCAGCCGTGGGCTTGCCCAGCGCGGACGCCGCTGCCCTGTCCTGCGCGATGGCAATCGTTGCAGATGTTGATCCCGCGTCGAACGCTTCCGAAAAAACTTTATTGTGCCGGAGAACGCGTAAGATCGCACCGCCAAGTGCAATTACAAACGCCCCCAAGAACGTCGCAATGATTTGCGAAAACAAAGGATCATTGATCGGAGACAGCGCGTTGGCCATTGCCGGATGCGCGTCAACGAAAAACCCCCATACGAGGGTCATGATGCCGCGAATCATTCCGCTGGCGACTCCGATTGCTAGGTCTTTGATGTCCATGATGAGTCTCCTTGTTGTGGTGTATGGGGGTCTCGATGACTTGGTGACTCAATTAGGGTTTGTCGGCTTGCCACATGGTCGTTACGCGTGCCGATCCATCCGGGAGCAGCACGAAATTGAGGCTTTGGATGTGGTTGCTGGATGCGATGGATGGAATGACGAGCTGCGGCATTACAACTGCCCAAAGGTTGGTGACCTGGCTAGGTGTTATGTTGGCCTGTAGCCACTGGCGCTGTGACTGCGCGGGTGGGAGATTTACAGGCGGAGCAAGGACGATCTGCACAGGAATATTGGTGTCATCTGCTGTGCCCACGGCTGCGATCAGGCACACGACGGAAACAATGATGGATGTGATGGTGATTATGCGTGGTAGCGTCATGGTGTGCTCCTAGTTGCTCCACACGGTGTTTGTACCGATGCGGATAGTTTTGATTTGCCGAGAACCTAAAAAGACATTGGTGATTTTGTTAGTGCCAATGGCTAGATTTTTGATGTTGGTACTGGTGGACTGTGCGACCAAAAAGATGTTGGTGGCGTTTGATCCAACTGTAAAATTGTACGTTGTGCCTGCGTATGCCGCCGACGCTGTTGCAGGATAAAAATTAATTGGCACGTATTGGCTGGTAATGATGATGTTGGTTGCGCCGGGAGTGGGTGCGTTGCGTAAAGAAACTGCAAGGGTGGCGTTGGAAAAGTTAGCCGTCTGCCCGGTAATGTTGAGCTGACTAGTCGCCGCACCTCCCACGTCGATCACCAGCGATGATCCCGCCTGCATGATCACGTTGGTGGCGATGGTGTTAATGCCGTTTGACACTACCAGCGCGCTGCCCGAAGAAAATATTGCGTTTCCGCCACGCCAGTAACCACCGCTAATCAATCTCAACGCCCACCAGTTAAAAGGTGTGCTTGGGCCAAACGTGTATGCCTCACCAGAATTGACATTTGTCGCATTGTTGAGCTGAAACGCGTTTGTGCCGCCGAATGACATTTTTGCTGTGTAATCCAAAACTTTACCCGACTGCGAACACAACACCTCTGCGACGTTTCCCCCGCAATAACTAATTGTACCATTGTTTATCGAGATGTTCCCGAAAGTGCCCGGCGTGAGAGTGGGGGTCAGCATATACTCGTATGTGCCTCTGTCGTTAGTAATCGCCGACGCGGTGCCGCAGCTCATGTTTCCGCCCGCCAGCACACTGCCTTGTCCCACAGATACAATGTTGTTCGACGACGGGGCCGTTCCATTCCCAACAGAAATTGCGCCAGATGCAAACACCTGCCCCCCGTTGTTGATAATCAACTGATTGGCAATGTTTGTTCCGGTGGTGCCTACCGCGACGGTAGTTTCGCCGGTAACAACGCCACCTGCTCCAACTATAAAAATATTCGAGCAGGAACTTTGTGCAGTGCCTACACCAAATGCGCCCCCCAATTTAAGGGTGGATGGTGTGCTATTATTTCCTAATCCAGAAACAAAACCACGGCAATAATTTATACCGTATTGAGTAAATGAAATTTGTGATCCAAACGCGAATGTACCAGCCGAAACATAAGCCCCGTTGGTCAGCACCAACCAGCACGATCCACCTGTTCCAGTTCCATTTGCTGCGCTGTTCTGGCCAAACGAACAAGCCCCCATTAACAGAGTGGAGTTGTCCACAACGACTCCGTTGCTAACGCCTCCAGCACTAAACGATGTGGAGGAGTTTGATGCACTCAGCCATGATCCATTTGATATTTGCAGCAGATTAGAATTTACGCTTCCACCAGAAATCGAAGACCCATTTGTCACAATCGCACCATTTTGGATCAAATTTTTTCCGTTATTTCCCAAAAAAGAAAACCCCATTAACCCTAAATCGACGAACGTCCCTGCGTTGATGATATTTGTCCCTCCCGTTCCTGCGTACAGATAGCCAGCACTCCCGAGAGAGTTTGTGAATTTGTAATTACCGCCTTGCATTTGCCATGTTCCTGAGCAATTAAAATTAGGGCTTCCAGTTCGTAACCGAATGTCTGCCACAGTCACGCCGGGTGCATTAGTTGTAATCAATGTCGACCCGGAAGCAATGGTCACGAACATCGAATTGGAATATCCAATGCCCACGTTGGTGGAAATGATTTTGTTGCAAAGCAACATGCCTCCATTCAAAATAAACGTTCCGAGGCCGTTGGTAGAACCAATCATCAAACTACCCGTCATGGCGGAGTTTGTAATTACAACCGTGCCATTCCAAGATGCCGATCCTAGTGTCACAGTGCCTGTTGCGGTGTCTCCGACCCATAAAGAATTTGTGAGTGTAAGTGTGGCGTTGGTTACACCAAAAGTTATTGTACTCACAGGGTTCCTGAATAAAACATCAGATAAAGTTAGGGTTTGACCCTCGGCAACATTAAAGGCCAACTTGTTCGTAAAAATTGCACGATCTGTTGCGGAGTTTTGCCCTGGATATGCCGCTCCTCCCCACAACGCAATGTTTGTCCAGAATCCATTGCCGGTCGAATAAAAATAATCCGTGGCCGACGCGATTCCGGTCAAAACGCAGAGTGCTAGGATGAGTAGTTTGCGCATGGATTTTAATAAGTGAGGTAGAGGGTATTTGCGTTTGTGCTGAGCTGGTTGGTAGCCGCACCAGCCCAAACGGCCATATTGGTGTAATAGCTGCCAGTGGCGTTGGTCGGCATGTAGGCGTAAGCCGGGGTGTTCGTCACGGCGGCGGCGGCACCGGAGGCGTCAAAGGCGGCGGCATTGGTCAGCACGGCATTCGCGCCACAGTACAGGCCGTTTGTGGCGGTGATGGTGCCGGAGGCGGTGATGTTGTTTGCCGCGATATTGGTGGCGACGGTTAATTTGTTCGACACAATCTCGTTGACCACGTAGAGATTTCCGGCAATCGAAACATCTCCGGTGAAATTCGCTGCGCCAAATAGCACATTGTTCTGGCCGTTTTGAACGCCCGCCACCGTGAACGCCAGATTACTCGTGAGCGTTCCAATTGTCCCGTTGACTGCTATTGTGCGCGTCGTGGGCACTGCGCCCACCTGTGAGGCCGTAATGCCTATCAGCCCGCTACCGTCAAGGCCAGAGAGGCTGGAAACATAACCCGAATCGTTATTCAATTCGGAAACGTTGTGGCCCGAGATATTGTCCACAAATCCAGCATCACCCGCGTACCCACAGCTATCCGCATAGTAAGCACTACTCGCGAATGCAACGCTCAATCCACCTGCTAAGGTATATATCTCAGTGTATGCAAGTCCATAAATATGGTCATCGCTCGGCACGGACGCCGCAACCGCAGCCGCAGAACCGAGAGGGTCTGCACCAAAACCGGCGGCATCAAGTCCGTAAATCACGCTGCCAAATTGGAATGTCAAATTACCGCTCGCATCAAAGTAAGCCTCAGGAACAACGGCAACAATGTCCTGTTCGGTTCCCGCTGTGCCGTTGTAGATGTTTTTGATCTGCGCGGCGGTTAAGGCGTTAGTGTAAAAACGAACGTCGTCAACGGCGCCATAGAACGGAAGCGCGGTATTGTTTGCCGCGCCGATTTCCATCATGCCGCCATGGTCTGCCAGCGGAGGAACAGGTCCGCTAACGACAGATTTTCCGTCTATGTAAGCCGTCCAATTTGTGCCATCGATAGTTACCACGGCGTAATGATGCCAAGCCGTATCAATCGTGACTCCTGTATTCAAAGCAGTGGTGTAGGTGGAGAATAGTGCCAATCCATTTGACAACAGGATTGTCATGCCGCCGTCTGAATCTGCCGTGGAGTTCTGAAAAATACTAAAAGCACCTGCGCCGACAGAAATTGATTCTGCCTTCGCCCAAACCGCCATGGTCTGTGGTGCGCGGGTCCAGATTGCCTGATGGGCATTCGTGACGTAATCGCTGCCGTTGAAATAAAGCGCATTGTTGATCTTGCCAGCGGTGGACATTGCGGACGTATTGCGCACGGAAAATCCATTGTAGCCGCCAAAGTTATCCACCACTGTCTGGCTTGCCGCGTTGTCGTTCATCTTGTAGTGCAGCGCGAGGCCGGGAATCAGGTTGGTGATGCCACCGCCGAAGGTGACGGTGTTCGTCGTGCTTGCGCCTGCCGTCGTGACCTGCTGGAGGGTGGGGACGTTGGTGTTTAACGCCACCGTGAATGACAGATTGCTCGATAGCGTACCCACAGAGCCATTGACGGTGATGGTTCTAGTCGTCGGAACCGCGCCGATGCTGGTTGCAGTTACGGCAACAGCGCCGGTTTGGCCGTTGACGCTCCAAACGACGCCGCTTCCTCCGACGCCCTGAAAACCACCATTGGTCCACGCGACAAAAGCGGGGTCTGTCTCGTTTGTTACGACCAGGTCATTGTACGGCATGCTTCCAAAGCGATGCGTCTGCGCTTGGGCGATGGCAACGGAAAGTACAAGACAATAAATGATTTTGCGCATCATGGCTGTTGTAACCTCGTGAGGATTGCGGATAGAAGCGCGGCAACTTCATCGGGGGTGGTGTTCGTAGATAGCGGAGATATGCCGTCGAACATGGAGCTGGTCAGGTAAATTACGCTGGGCGCAGGTCCAACCGGAATGCAGAACGGGTTGTTTATAAGGTCAACGGTATGCGAAAACCAAAGTTTGGTGTTGTCTGCCAGGACAGCATCAACCGGGATGCGTTGATCTGGTCTTTTGCCGACAAACAATTCCAGTGCGTTTGTGGTGCGAGTGTCGAGTACGCATGTCACGTTAGACCCAGAAGGGGTGAACGACTCACATAACGCAAGAAGTACGCTTGTGACTTCCAGAGTGTCAGGGGTTTCAGGCGTGCCAATCGAGAAAAGGGCCAGTTTCAACGTAGATAAATCGGCTGCAGCAATACCGGTCATCGTGATATTCGCGGCCTCAAGAGAAAACACGGATGGGCTATTAAATTCTGCGGTGCGGTGTTGCGGATTTACCGTGATGTTCATGCCTTTTCCTCTGGCGCTTTTGCGTCTTCGTTGGTGTCTGGCGCCGTCGGACTCATCAGCGCGCTAGGGGTGAGTCCTAGTTCTTCGATCAATTCCTGTTCGATGGCCTGTTGACGGAACTCATCTTCCCAGTTCAGGCCGCGACGCCCGTATTCCCGCGCGTAGGTGGTGAGGCGGTTTGCAAGTTTCATCTGCGCCTCTTCGGCGTCTTTGAGTCCGTCGATCGGCTCCCAGTCGGGCCAGTCAAAGGCGTACTCGTAATCTTCCAGATCCTTCACGCCTGGATAGAGATATTTGGCTTCTTCCATCCACGCTTCGACAATCTTGTCGAGTACCTGGTGCTCACAGTTTCCGCGCCGTTGCTGGATAGACGCAAAGAACGCCTGCCAGTCGCCGCGCATGCTGCTGTAGTTGTGTCCGCTGGCATCCATGGCCGCGACGGCATAGGGCATGTCGAGACAGCGCCCGATTTCGCGCACCATGCAACGGATGAATGTTTCATGCTGGGCGCCGGGCTGTTCGGCTCGCAACTGTGAAAGCTTAAAACCTTCGGGTAGGGCTGTAATATGCCCCTTCTCCCACTCGATGATATCTCCGGGGGCAACACTTGCCGGACCGCCTTCGATTGGCAGATTGGTTTCCATCACCGCCGCCATATCCGCAGCCGTTTCCGCCGCGGTGACCACGGCGGCCGTGTAGCGGCGCAGCATGGCGAACATGGGAAGCGCCGGCAGAATCTCGGGAAGGCCGCGCTGCAGGCCAGGACGCTGCTCGTCGTACCAGTGGGTGATCATGGCAGCAGGGATTTTGACCGCGTCGACTGGGTACACCACGAAAAGGCCGCCGCCGGGGTGATGCTTGAGCACATGGTATGTTTCGGGAAGTCCGTCCGGACCAAGGTCGATGCCTTCCGGCTTGTCCAAGACGAAGAACGTAAAATCCTGCGGGTTCGTCAGCATTTCGGCTTCGAACGTCCGCAGCCCAAGCGACACCTGGTTGCGCTTGATTTTTTGCCGCGTGAACATCATGCCGAGGCCTTCGCCGTCGGTGCTCTTGCTGCGCTGCATCGTATGCAGTTTTCGCGGTAGCTCGATATCCCATGCCCAGTCGTTGAAACGTGCGGTCAGGTCTTTGAGCAGCTTTCCTACTCGAACGCCTGATCCAGGTTGCGCGATGAAGCGCACGCGCGGCCCCGTACCGACAACGTAGTTTGCGATGGTCGACACAATGCCGCTGGCATACGCATTGTTGGCGACCTCGTACCGGGAGCGACTGCGCAGTTGCCGGCGAACGTTGGGATTGGCGCCGACGTTGGGCGAGAACCAGTCGACCGCAGACCAGTGTTTTTGAAGTTGTCCACCTGGCTGCGCAGCATCGTAGGTTCCGCGAATGTGTGCGCGGCTACGTGTGGGGGATGATGGGAGTTCGCGTCCGTGTTGATCAACTATCATCTTGGCACCACGTCGTTAGGGTAGTCTGGATTTGAGCAGAGCGTTCCGGGATTGCCGTCGGCGCGACCGAATACGATGCGTCGGCGATGCACCGCGGCAAAGGGATTGCTTGCCGCAAGGCATGCTCGGCGGTATTTATCGGCAGCGATTTGCGCTGTGGGTTCGTGCTGGACTACGGATCCGTCCGGGGTAGTGATGGATTTCGGACCGGTTGCGTTTTGAGAAAGTGCGTCAACAATTTGATCGTCTGGCATGGCAACACCTCTTGTTGCCTCCAATGTGTACCGCCGCCAGACAAGGTGCAATAGCGCATAGCGGGGCGAAGTCTTGCCGGTAGAATTATTTGCTGATTTAAGGGCGTTGAATCGGATTTCCTAGCAATTGTTCGATTATTTCGACAGTTCTCACGCGTTTTCCGCAATTTTGGCAGATTCTTACGCGGATGCGCCTGCCATTTCGTTTGTACGTGTAATCCACGTCCAGGCGCGGACATTCACATTTCGGGCAGATCGTTTGATCGTTCCACTTGGTTTCAGTGACTTGCATGGTTGATGTTCCTCCGCTTCATGAGATCTGCCTGCGTGTATCGTTTGCGTTTTGGTCCTGTTGGTGTTTCTGGCATGCCCTGCGGTCTGGCACCGAGAATCGCGGCGCCAACGAAACAGCCGACTGTGCCATCCAGCCAGTGATTGTCGCGGTTGGGCTTTACCTTCCATTCGATGACCTTGCGGCCGTGGCCTTCGGTTTCGACAAAGCTTTCGGAGTCGAGGTGGTTGGCGAGTAGGGGATGAACGGTGCGCGCGTCGCCGTAGAGCGTGAGTGCCGCGGGGTGGCCGGGAGAAGCGGAGCATGCGTCAGCTACAACGGTTTTCCAATGGTTCGTATCAATCTGCACCACGTGGTGCTCACGCTTTTTCGGGCGCGCACGAACCCAGTGATCGCCGATGACCTCGCCCGGTTGGCGATCCCATTCGATCATCGGCTTGTTGCCGGCCTTGATGCCGACGCCTTTGGTCAGCACCAGTTGCGGGTGGATTGTCTTGGCCTGATGCCACAGGTTGGGCATGTAGCCGGTGTCGGCCATGACAAGATCCAGCGCGGCAGAGTAATCACCTTTTTTCAGTCGCAGGGCGTATAGATGCGCCAGTAATTCCAGAATGCCGCTGTAAATCGCGGCGTCTGGCGCACTGTTCGGGTACTTGCGCCGAAGCGTATTGCGGAGGTTTTCCAGCGTGAAATCGCGAACAGTCTGATCTGGCCATGTGCCATAGTCGATGCAGTACGGCGTGCGCTGCTGTTCGAATGCGTAGGTAATCCAAAACAGGGCCTTGTCGTGCGTGTCGATGTACGTCACGGTGTATGCGCAGTTCGGTGGAATCTCGGCGCGCTCGCGTCCATTGACCTTTTTTGCCAGAGTCTTCGCGTCGAACCGGCTTTGCGCCGCGTTAATGGGTTGCGGTTCCATCTGATGCTCGGCCATGAACTTGTCGGGATCTTCCAGGTAGGCCGCCATCAGTTCTTCAAGTGCGCTGGCATATCCGGTGGCTACAGGTTTCTCCGGCCACGACAATACGGCCCCGGCGTGCATGGCATCCCAGTGATCTTTCAGCCACTTCGAAGCCAGACCGGTTTCGTCCAGGTATGCCTCTTCGTATTTCTTTTCCTGGTATTGGTGCCAAAGTTCCATGTTTGTCGGGAAGGAAACGAGGCTTTTGCTTTTGACGCTACGCCAGCCTGAAGTTTTTGAGTCGAGAAGCTGCTCAGCCATGTCGTTTGGCTTGATGGGCGTGACAGCTCCGAACAGGGCCACGCGGTGACCTGGTCCCGCCCAGTAGCGGATCGTGCCACGTAGGATTCCCAGGCGCTTGCGTGTCTGCGTAGGCGAGGCGGCGCTATCGTCGGTCTGTGGATCATCGAACACGCACGCATCGGGACGGCAGAGCGTGCCATCGGCCAGCGTCAAGCGCAGACCGCGCAGGGATGCACCGATGCCGGCGGTCCAGAATATTCCGCCTTTGACGTCTGGACGCCACCCGAGGTCGTGCAGGGCCGCAAATCGGATGTGATCAGTGGCCCATTCGATGCCTGTGCGTTCCCCGTGGAACCTTTGACCGAGACACCGGCGCGGCTCTCCCTCGATCGCCATAATCGGAACGCAGAACTCGGGGAAGTCGTCAGTGAACGGTCCGGGGGTCGTGAATATAGATTTTACGCTGGCGAGGATGTTCTGCGCGTGTGTTTTGCTGGCGGCGATGATCGGGCAGAAGAACCAGAGTCCGTTGATGATTGCCCAAGTAGGAGCCATTTCAAGAATTGTGGTCTTTCCGGATCCGCGCGGCATTCCCACGACCATTGGATCTCCGGTTTTCACCGTATGCTGCACGTTGGTGATCACCTTTTTATGATCAGCGCTGAATGGCGCATAGAAACGGCGGTTCGGTCCGACGAAATAGACAGTCAGAAATTCTCCGAAGTCCGCCAGCGCGGCGGCGCGGCGCTTCGCATCCTTGGGCTTCGGAATCTTTCCAAGCTCCTGATCAGCAATGGTCATCGCACGCGAGCGTTGACGCATGGCATCGCGATGCCCTTGGACGTTAAGCCCTTTTGTCAGTCGCTTCATTTTCGATGTTGCCGATCAATTGTGAGACGAGACGACCGCAGCGCACACAAGCGCCGTGGTGAACTGCATAAAGTGCTTCCAGCACGTCAGCCCTATCGAGTACTCCCGCGTACAGGGCAATCAACCGACGTTGTTGCGGGGTCAATGGCTGACCTTCCTGTGCGCGCCTGGCGATGTTGACAATGTCCCGGTCCAATACCTTCCGCGCAGTCTCGGCATCAATCACCGGCCGGCGTAACGGCGGTTTCGGAGTCTCTGTGTTCTGCGTTTTCATCGGTCGTAGTTCTGGCGGGGAGGCGTTTCGAGGAAGTCAAAAACCCACGGACGGGAGTCGGCAACTGCGGCAAGTCCTCCGAGTTTGGACAGCGCAGCGCGGACGGTGGCGATCGTCACTTCATGCTTCACGGAAAGGATGATTTCCCCGCCGCGCATGTCCACGATGAATCGGCGCCACAGATCCGGAGCGGTCCGGCGCAGCACGCGATAGCACGAGGCAGTGTATTGGGCGCCACCACCGCACCAGATGCAGCCGATCGTCACGGCACCACGGGCGCGGGCAGGGTGCTGCGGCAGCCGGTGTGCCTGGCTGTAGCGGTTTATCATTGTGGCGGTCCACCCGGTCAGCGGCGCAGCCGTCCAACATCTGGATGTCCGGTTCCAGGTCACAGTGCCGTCCAGCAGCGTCCGCATCCGGCGCAGGCAATCGTCTTGATCACCACGGACGCCCGTCAGCGCGCATTGCCATCCTTGCGCCTTGGCGTATTGGCGCGCCGGTGATGTTTTCATGGCATCGCAACACGACGAGCAATCCACCTTCACGCCGAGTCCGCGGTGCTTCTGCATCCACTGCCGGCCGCGCAACTTTCCCAGCATCGGCCATCCAGTGCGCGTCCATTGCTGCAGGATCGTTTTGCGCGCGCGGATCGTGTGCAAATTTGCGCCGTAATGGGCGGAAACTGCACAGACATGCTCAAGAGTTCCGGGATAATCATTCTGGGCGTCAACATATAGCATGGTAGGTCTGTGCGAAGTCAGACGGTAAACGAGATCGACTAGCACAGTGCTGTCGGTTCCTCCGCTGAACGCGATGTATCCGGGAGCGTGTTCTGCCAGGGATCGGTTAATTATGTCGAGGGTTTGCTTCATGACTATCGCAGAATGTGAATCAACCGGCTACGCGCGCACCGGATACACTGGTCCCACCCAATCACCACAGGACCTTGGTCACATACGGTGCTGAATGCGTCTTGGTTGTGTTCCCATTCGTGAAATCCTAGCCAGCAGAGAATGCGCTTCATGAGTGTCTCCGTTTCGAGATAATAAATTCATCCACCTTTGGCTTGTTCGTGTTGCGGAACCGGCAATTTTTCGTGACGATAACCCGTTCCCATTTCCACTTCGATTCCGGGTAGAGTTCGCGCAGCTTTGGGTCGTCGTAGTAGGTCAGCACGACGTGCGCTGGCACGTTGTTCAACATCTGCGCCAAGTTCCAGTGATCCCAATCCGCAAAGCTGCCGGCGCGGTAGTAATTCTCTGTGCCGACGTATGGCGGGTCGCAGAACAGGACGGCGTTTGTCTTGCGGCCGTAGATCCTCACGCACTCCTGGTAATCTAGGCATTCGATCATCGTGGAGTGAAAGAAATCCGTGAATCTGTCCAGCCGCGCAATCACGCCGCGGTAACGTGAAATCTCTTTGATTTCTGGACGGTTTGAAATGCTGACCGAGAATCCACCTGATCGTCCCTTGCCTCCGAAGCAGAACACCTGCCGGTACAGCGTCTTTGCCGCGCGTTCGATTTCTTCTCCTTTGGGGGGGTAATCGCAGGCATCAAAGATCGTGCGCGAGGGCGGCATCGTTGTCAGGTGCCTGGCCAGCGCCGCGCACTTCTGCGAATCCGCGATAACCCGGAACACGTTCACGATGGAATTGTCCGCGTCGTTATAGACTCGCTTCTGAAAACCGGCGTTTAACATAACTGCTGCAGATCCGCCAAATACCTCAACCAGCGTGTCTATTCCGGTGGACCGCAGGCGCGTGGCGATCGCGCGCGCCATCCTGTGTTTTCCTCCGATGTATGGCATTAGGGAGGTCATATCGGTAATCTCGATTGCAGCAGCGCTGTCAGTGGGCTGGATTCTCCGGCATCGACGTGTCGGCGCAGTTCTGTCACCAGATCAGCCGCGGCGGGGTCGCTTATTACCAGCACGGTGCGACCAAGTCCTGCCTGCACGATCACGGCCAGCGCTTGATTGAGCTTGTCAGGATGGGCATCGGCTACGGCGTCCAAGCGTTCCGTGAACCGTCGCAGGATGGCGTCACGCAGCGCGGCCGTACTGGGATGCCACTCGGGTTCGGATGCGATCTTGTCGGAGAGTTGCTTGGCGCGCCGTTCCACGACGGTGGGATCGTTACTAAAATCGGGAAGTGTCGGAGGCGTCTTGTCGGCAAGCAGGGCCTCGCGTGTTACCTCCAGCCCGTGGCATGTCGGAACTGCGCCGACCGGAGGCGGAATCGGGAAGTGGTGTCCAGGGTCGAAGAAGTTCAGGTCAGGCTTCACGGCGCGTCCTCCTGTTCGCACTTCACACCTTCGGCCGTCATGCGCTCAAGCGCCACGGCCACATACTTGGGATCCAGATCCATGCCGAAACAGCGACGTCCGGTGGCATGCGCTGCCAGAAACTGCGCGCCGCTTCCCGAGAACGGTTCGACCACAATGTCACCTGGCAGCGTGTGATTGAGAATCGGAACTACGAACAGCCGTACTGGTTTCTGTGTCGGGTGTAGGCGCTCGGCCGCCGGGTCCCGGCTGATGTGCCATGCGTCGCCAGTTCCCTCGATGTGAATCGACACGCTGTCTCCTGGTGTCAGCCGGATCAGGCGCGTCTTGCGTGCCTTTGGTGCCTGTGCTGCCAGATACAAACCGTTTCCAGCACCATCGCTCAGGCGCAAACCGTTGGCGAGACCGACGGCCATGTCGACGGGCGCCGGCGGACGGATGCGCCAGATCGTGGCCTGAGTACGATCGCCGGTCCACCTGCAGGACGTTCCGGATCGTTGGCAGTAAAACGCCGGTTCCTGTTGCCAATGATAGTCGGCGTGACCAAGGACAAAACCGTCTTTCACCCACACGATGTACTGCTTTTCTTCGAGCCCCACCGCGTCGAGGGCCGACTCAAAGTCGCGCCGGGTTGAGGACGCGTGCCAAACGTAGAACGCTGCGTCGATCTCAGTGTGTTCGATGGCCAGCCGCAACGCAGGCACGAGCAACGTCGCGAGCAGGTCATCCTCGCGTTTGTTATCACCTTCGATGACCTCCCACTTCTTTCCGCGTCCAGTGCTGCTGGTGTAACTGACGCCGTAGGGAGGGTCCGTGTTGCATAGAGAGGCCGTCTTCCCGCCCATCAGCCGGATCCAGTTCTCCGGGTCGGTTGATGAACCGCACAGGATTCGGTGCTGTCCCATCGTCCAGACCTGGCCGAGGGCGGTGCCCCACTTCAGGCGCAGTTGTTCGGCGCGGTCATCTGTCACGACCACGTCGCGCGGATCTGTTGCGCTGGGATCCATCAGTTCGTCAGCCTCGAACCCGGTCAGGCTAAGGTCGAAGCTCATCCCGCGCAGGTCGTCAATCTCCAAGCGCAGCAGATCATTGTCCCAGTCGGAGTTTTCATGCAGCCGATTGTCCGCCAGGCGCAATGCCTTCACCTTTGCCGGCGACAATCCGGCGGCGACATGCACGGGGATATCCGTCAGCCCGAGTTGGCGCGCTGCCTTCAGTCGGGTGTGGCAGATGATCACGATTCCAGCTTCGTCAACCACGATTGGCTGACGGAACCCGAACTCTCGGATGCTGTTGGCGACAGCGTCTACGGCCGCGTCGTTCTTCCGTGGGTTGCGGGTGTACTCTTTAACGCGATCGATGGGCAATATTTCGATGTTCATTTAGTGCCTTTACTTTCTGGAAAGAAATACTACCGTAGAAGCCGAG